GTAACACCAAAGGTGTTCCCGAGTTCGTTTAACTCATCCCATTTAGTCTATTGATAATCTTAACACACTCGAAGTTTCTAATTCCTGATGTGTCGCTTCCATAATTCCAATTTCTAAATGTGATGTCTTTGCCCTCTTGATAAGCTAACTTTCTGACATAATTAGCTAATCCTTGCTCGCTATATTTTAATCGATATTTATCTAGTGACCAGACATATGTCACGAATCTCTCGAATAAGGGGTGGTGTTTACATTGCTCAATAATAGAGATGGTTCTAATGCTAAAGTAATCAGATCCATTCAACCCAAATTCTTTGAAATCATCGAAACGCTCTAAGTAAATTACCCTATTCATAGCTCTATATATAGGATAAATACCATTGATTATACCATTATCATCTCTGTAATCACTATGGAAAAGCGACTGCAGATATATGCACCAGTTGCTCGCTATGTAGCTTTTATCTTCGTTTACTTCAAGACCATAACTTTTAAAGTGTTCAATGACCTTCTTGGAGTCTAGGCATCCATATACACCATCATCTCCTTGAATTTGGACTTGATCATAACTAGCTATGAAAGGGCACTCTAATGCAATTCCGTACTGAACGATTGAGTCTACTTCGTTAGTAAAAGTAGATCCACTAGGTACACCATGGGATCCATTTAGTACACCGTCAGGAGTAATGATTTCACAATTAATGAAGAATTCCCTTATACAGTAAATGTATCTTTTAAAGGTACGCTGGAACTCTGAAGCTATAGTATCAAAAGCACTAACAATCAAAGGTTCCTTAATTGAGTTATCATATCTGCGAAAATCAATGGATAAGACTTCAAATCCTTTCGCAACGCAGTAATCAATGAGCTCTGTTATTGCACGGGAAACGTCATCCGGCTTATTTAGTGCAGCTCGCCACTTCTGTTTAGACTGTACGTCTAGAATAGGTCTATAAAACAGCATTTCGAAAAGCGTAACTAGGATTGGAAAACCCCAAACATTTCTTGTTTTGCCATTCTCTTGAGTTCTAGTAAACAGTATACAAGCTAATTCCTCTCTAGGTGACTCTAGATTTACGAATTTGTTTACGATAGCGAAGAGATCATCTATGGTATATGACATGAATTTCTCTTTAACATTCTTCTTCTTTGTAATGTCCGGAAGACCGCTGTTAGTATCATTCTTAAGGAAGCCTATGGCGTTAGGTACACTAAGTGGTCTTAAACTCTCGGGCTTACGTAGTACGTACGGCTTGAACGTTCTGTCACTACTACTAGTATTATATGAATCATATAGAGTTTCCCGACGCTCTTTCCAATCTTTAGCAAGTGACATTGGACCGAATTTCGAGCGATTTAACAGCTCTAAATCTATCAATGGCTGATTGCACTTATCTATATTGTTATTGAATATATCATCTAGACCAGACAACACTTCATCAGGTGTAATTTCCTTGACATAGGGAGCGGTTATCACATCCTTGGATCCACGAACAATATTACTTAATATCAGGTTAAGCTTTCTTTTAGCATCACTGGAAATGTTCAGATCTAAATAGCTAAGCTGAGTATATGCATCATTTTCCACCTTATAAGCTGTGATCTTACTTGAGGACACGTTTGGCAGGTTCATTTTGTC